AGAATTATGTTCTTGTATTTTTTCCACCATTCCAAAGCCCTGCTACCCATCTCTGAAATAACATCGTCATCAAAGCGACGCCATTCATCAATGGGGTGGTATGGAGGCTTCTTTGTGCGAGATGCCTCTGCCTTCCCAGGAAACAACAGGAGTGGACGTTCGACCATTATTCATCTCCTTGCTGTTTCTGGTCTACTTGCGCCGTCCGTACTCCCCAATTTTTCAATGTCCGCTGGACGATATCTTTCATTTTTGCATCTGGTTGCCCCAGCACATATTGACGGAATACCGTTCTTCCGAATTCCTCAACCTCTGCAAAATTTGCTCCCTGCATTCTTTTAGCAAGTGTTTCGGGGGCAAGACCAAGGGGAATCTTGATTTTACGCTCGAAGCGTTCAAACCATTCAGTAAGCCTTGACCTCGTAGGGGAAGGAATTTCCATTCGAACTTGGAATCTTCTCCATACGGCGCGGTCTAAAAGTTCTGGATGGTTAGTAGCTCCGATCACCACAACATGGCTAGGCAGCGTGTCAATCTGCAGCAGAAGGGAACTCACAACTCTTTTTATCTCTCCCGTTTCGTGAGTATCGCCACGCTCTTTCCCAAGGGTTTCGAATTCATCAAAGAAGAGAACGCATTTTCTTGTGCAGGCATAATCAATCAGATTTCTTAGTCGGACAGCGGTTTCCCCAAGATATGCACCAATAATGCTTTCGTATCTCACCACCAACAGAGGAACCATTAGAGACTCTGCAATGGCTTCCGCTAAAGATGTTTTCCCGTTCCCTGGAGGCCCAATGAGAAGAACTCGGTTTCGTGGCTCAAGATTATATGACCTGAGCAAATCACTTCTGAACTGTTCTTGAATAAGCTCTTGGCAAATAAGTTTAACGTCATCTGGAAGGATGATGTCATCAAATTTTTTCTGCGGGTTAACCTCATAAACAAGATTGTTGATTCGATGATCCATAATCTGCCTCCCACTTGTCCCGTTAATAGGACGGTCAGGAGGCGTAATATGCAGCATTTCCTCCAGTTTGGTCGCAAGAACATTGTGATGCTTAGAGCGTTCCTCAGCAATAACCGCTTCTGTCGCCTTTTTGAGTTTGGCTTTATCGCCACTCAAGCCAGATTGCACAATGTTTAAAATTAAGTCTGCTCTTGCCATAGTTTCTCTACTTTTTATTTTCGTTTAAAAAACCAGCGGCATCACTTACGCGCAATTTGACGCCCAATTTGTAGGCGGTCTGCCGTGTATGTGGCAACGTAGGTGTCAATATGTAGGCTTTTAATCTCCGCCAAGTTTCCGGCTGTATCAAACAGATCGGCACCGCGCAGATTGGCACCCTCCAGATCGGCATCGGACAGATTGGCACCGCGCAGACCGGCATCGGACAGATTGGCATCGCGCAGACCGGCATCGGACAGATTGGCACCGCGCAGATTGGCACGTTTACCCTTTTCGCCGTCTGTATCAAACCATAACTTGTGGTCTGCCAGAATAGTTTTTAATTCGTCTTGTGTCATTGGGGTTGTTCCTTATGGGGTAAAAGTGATTGTTGCGTTTGGAAAGAAGATTGTGCCTAAATAACACGCCAAGAGAAAAAGCCCGAACATTCCGGCCCACATATACAACATTCCAAACATAAAAGACCGTTGGTCAATTTCGCGCTTTGCTGGTGAGTGTTCTTGGACATCTAGGTCAACATAGGTTGCCTTTGCTTCCGGCTCTTGGGCAACATAAGCAGGTCTGCTTCTTGGCTCTATAATGTAATCGGCCTTGGTGTTTTTACCTCCAATTTCAAGATACGGAACATGCTGTCCGTCTATGGTGCAGTTTTCAAAAATTAGTGTCATAACTTTCTCCCTCAAAAGTTGATTGTAACGTGGCGGATTTTGTCATCCAAAATTGCATCAAGAATGCTTTCTGGATTTGCAACGCCCCCAAAATGATACGCAAGATCAGTCCGAATTTCCCCCAGCACCTTCGCCCGGTGCGCTTCGTCGGCTTGGCGGAGGGCTTCGGCCGCAGCATCATCGGCGGCTTTCTTTTCGGCGGCAATGCGTTCTTCTAAAGCTTTTTTGCGCTCTGCCTCGATGGCCGCCTGTGCGTCTGCGTGGGCTTTGTCGATGGCGGCCTGTGCTTCACGCGCAATGCGCTCCTGTTCGGCTCTGGCCGCAACCTCGGCGGCCTCTTTATCAGCCTGTGCTTTTCGTGCGGCCTCTTCGGCTTGCTGCTTGGCTGCGGCGGCCTCTCGCTCAACTCGGTCAATTTCAGCTTTTGCCGCAACCTCAGCAGCTTCCGTTGCCGCCTTGGCTGCATCTTCTGCAATCTTGGCTTCACGCTCGGCCTGTATCCGATCCGCGTTTATGCGCTCCAGTTCTTCCAGACGGGCCTTGTCTGCAATGGCCTGTTCACGATCAGCCTTTTGTGCGGTCAATAGCGCAATCGCACCGTCTTTCATAGTCTGCATTTTGGTCGTAAATTCCATGAAATCCAGAGATGCGCTGATAACCTCAATCCGGTCAATCCGCGCTTGATATTCGGCTGGTTCCATCGGGCCGGAAAGTTGTGCCAGTAAGCGAATTTCTTCGATGACGTCCTCACGCTCTCTCACCCGCGCTCTTTCCCGATTTTCGTATTCGGTAACGGGCTGGCGGATTTGATCTTGCAATTCGTCAAGAAACGTATTTGCCTTTTTGCGGGCTGCATTGACTTCGTTTGTTTGAACGCGCCACTGCTCGGTTAAATCTTTCCCTGCTTTGTCAATGGCGGTCTTTGACCGTGCCACTTTATAGGCCGTTGAGATAATTTCTTTCCGGCCTTTTTCTGTTGTCGGGTCAGTTAGAATGCTCAAGGCATCCTCTTTGATCCGGGCCAGAATGTTATCAAGTCCACCGTCAACGAACAGTGATTGAGCCGTGACAGGCAGTTGCACGTCATTGGCTGTGATGATGGTTAGCTCTGCGCTTTGTGTCATTTGGTTTTCCCTCGTTTGTGTTCCTGTTTGTTATCAAACCACGGTTAAAATTTACCGTCAATGATTATTTTTTGCCATGCCTCGACGGCTTGCATGGTGGCATCAACACCCAAAGCAATACACGCAAAGCACCCGGCATCTTTGGCGGCCAATAGGGTGGCTGCTTGCTCGGATGAAAGTTTCGATTGCGTATGGTCGCGGCGTTTCATCTCGCACACGAACGGAATGCGGCCAAGGATGATAATGTCAGCAATGCCGGTGGTCATGCCCTCGGCCTTATCAAACGCGGCCTGTTGCCATGTCCTAGCCCGTTCATTGTCCACATGGAAAGACAGCAAGGAAAGGTGCGGCATCGTGTTCCGCAACCGATTAAAGAACGTCACCATCTCAACCGTTTCACGTGGGCATTTTCCCCGAAACTTCACATCACCATAAACCGGTATCCCTGCTGGAAACTTCATGCCTCTGGCTCCTCATCTATTGGCTGGTTTAAGGCGTAAATGTTATAGAATTGGTTGGTGGTTTCTTTCTTGTAAGTCACCGTCTCCGGCTTATCGCCAAACAGATAGGGCTTGACCATCTCCAGTTTCTTTTCTGCCTTATAAATATCGCCGGGGTCTTTCATCACCCAGATTGGAAAGTACCGGTGCGGCGTGATAATATCAATGCGATATGTCTCATTGCCGTTTTTGCTAATACCTTCTGTGACCATCCAATCTAGCACCTGGTCGCACTGCATCCGTGTCGGGTCGCGTTTTAGGGCTTTATATTCAATCCTCAACTTTTCGTTTGGATCGACAATCTCGCCCTTACACTCCGCGCAATACCGCGCTGAAATGTCGTTTTTATGCTCACAGTGTGGACACTTCTTAAAAGTCCACCAGTAATTGCACTGAACGAAAGCACCGCGAACCATCGTATAAGACATACAGCGCCGCCCGTAATGCGCTGGGACGTCGCCATAGTCCGATGGTATCCGCGTTCCATCAAGGTCGGTGAAATACCCGTATGGGTCAATCTCATATCCGCCTTCATTGGGGCGGCCCGTGAATGTGTTTACCCCGCCGCATTCAAGACACAGGCAATCAATTTTTCCGCCGCCTTCTTTTTTTCTCTTTGCTGTGATGATTGGTGCGAATATATCGCCATCAGGGCAGTGACGCTCTAGGTTTTCGGCATAGTCCAGAATTAGGCAGTCATCTTTGCCGTCAAACAACCTTAACCCCCGCCCGATAATCTGCTGTAACAGCCCAACGCTTTCCGTTGCCCGTAGCAGGGCCACAACGTCCACATGCGGCGCGTCAAAACCGGTGGTTAGCTTTCCAACGTTCACCAGATACTTAACCTCCTGCCGCTTGAAAGCATCGACAATCACCTTACATTGCTTCTGGTCAGTGTCCTTTGATGTCATAATCCGCGATATAGACGACGGCAGGGATGCTAAAACCTCGTGCGCGTGCGCGACAGTGGCGGCAAAGATAATTACCCCCCGCCGATCCCTGCTTTTCTCAACCACATCCATAACGATTGCAGCGGTTTTGCGGCCATGACCATGATAGGCGCGGTCGATGTCGTCCTGACTGAAATTCCCGGCGTTGTTTAAGGTCATGCCAAGCGTCTGGTAATGCTCTGCCCCAATTGAGCCAATGACCGGTTGTGTTAGATACCCCATATCAATCAGGGTTCGGGCGCGTATCTGATAAACGCACTTTTTGAAGAATGTATGATCCAGTCGTTGTTCTTTATCAACAGCGCGATTGTCTGGCCCTATCTCATAGATAAAGCCCTCATTCATGCGGTATGGCGTTGCTGATAGCCCGATCACGCGCACGTTGCGGTTTGTGCTTTGAATTGCATCAACAATCGAAAGAACGGTTGGCGTCAAGCCATGCGCTTCATCAATGATGATGGCCGCCACATCGTTTTGAAATCTGCTGATCCTGTTTTTCACCGTCCCGGGCGTGCCAAAAACAACCGGATGCTTTGTGGATTTTTGCCCCACGCTGGCGGAAAACATCGAGGCGTAATTGCCAGTTGCCAGATATTTTTTATAGTTCTGCTCCACAAGAATGCCAGACGGCGCAAGGTTCAATATCCGCTTGCCGCTGCGCTGGTGTATCAGCTTTGATATTTCCGCGATGATATGTGATTTTCCCGCCCCCGTTGCCGCCTCAAGGATGCAAGGCGCGGTTGACGCCATAACATGATGCATCACAGCGTCAACCGCTTCCTGTTGGTATGGCCGCAGCGTCATGTAAACCGCCAGCTTACGGACGGCTTGCCTTGATATGGCGACAGGTCGGCATCAGGCAACAGTTCCTTAATGGCTTTGGCGTATGATATTGCCCCCTTGGATTCAACCTGTGTTAATCGTCTCCCTGCGATGATGGCGTTGCCGCCCTTGGCCAGTGAGATAAAGTCCTCCAGAAGTGCTTTCTTACGCTCTTCCAGTTGGTCGATCTGATCGCGCAGTTCATCCCATTCCGTCACCATCTTTTGCGCCGTGGGCGTGTCGATCACCCGGCGTTTTTCTTCAAGGTGTTCGCCTGGATTGAGTAGGGCTGCTTGATATTCCGCATGAAATTCACATGCTGTGCGCCATAACAGGGCTATCATTTCTTCTTTGCGCTCAACACGGTCGAGCCGCGAGCCGTTCGGCGCCCACTGGTAAAAATCACACCATTGACGGTCAGCCATATACAGATTCCATTGAACCTGTGCCCTGTAGTGTAAAAGGCTATCATCACAAATTGGTGTAAATATGGGGGTTCCGTCCTTGCGTTTAGAGAACGGACATTTTATCTCCAAAATGCCAAAATCCCCAATTAACCCATCAGGCGATGCCCCGAATTGGTCGGTGTGGAAAAACACCGTTTCCCGCACTTTATTGCCGGTTTCAATCTCATAGGCGTGGCGTGCTAGTGGCTCGTGCTTCTGCCCGTATTCGGTGGCGATATTGCCGGTAAATTCAGGCTCAGCCCCAAAGTGTTGCCGCACCATTTCCCGCAATACATCGGCGCGGGTTTGGTATGGCGACCATCCCATGATTGAACCAATGCGGCTTGCTGTCACCCGCCCCACGCGCAAGGCTTTCCATTCGTCTGACCCTTGGATCATGCGTTTATCCTCTCCCAGATTGTATAAAGAAAGGGGGCGGCGCTTGTATTGCCGCCCCTGTGTTTGCTTAGAATGGGATTTCGTCATCCGTATCAACGCCCTGTGTCACCTCAACGGCGGCGGGGCGGGGGGCTTGCGCTACTGGTGCCGGTGGGCGTGCGGCTGAAGGTGTTGCCGCTGTTGATTCAACAACGCTGCCCTTTATGCCGGTGCCGTTTAAATAATTGCGGCTGATCTTGCGGTCATCCTCATAAACACCGACAAGAATGATTAGCTTCTTATTGGTATGAGCGTTGCTGACTAGGCTGGCCGTCAACGGCTTACCACCCTGCAAAGCCAGCGTGACCTTTGAACCAAGCGCGGCATCAACAGCAAAGAATTTTTTGCGCGAATTAACAACCTTCTTTTCCCATTTAGTTTGATCTGGCTCATAGCTTGGTCGTGCATGTGCCGATGAATCCAAAGGTAAATTAGCACGAACCACAATCCCGCTGAATTGTTGCGGTTTCACGGCGGCAAAGCTGTATTTTACAGACTTACCCTCTTCGTTGTATTCCGCGCCAGTGACCAGCACTTCAACAAAAGTATTGTCCGGGATAAACGGTGCTTGACCTGGGGCCTGTGCATACCCTTCAAGGTAATCCTCGGCTTTATAATCTGATAACAGGCTGTCTAAAAAATCACTCATCGTTTGATACCTCTGTGGTTGTTTCAGTTGTTTCAGTTTGTGCATAGTCCACGTTATCTAAACGCAGCTCTGGGATATATTGAGCAAGGGGGTTGATCCCCTTCTCATATTCTAGGGGTTCGTCAATCCCGTAGCGGTTCTTTGCTTGGCTAAAGACATTTGAATAACAAATCACTTCACGGCCTCGCCCGTCTTTTTTAACTTTTTTCTCTTTCCCAGTATGATCTTTCTCGGTCAAGGTATGGGAAGAAAGCCGCAGAAACGCTACCACGTCCACATTGTCAGTGTAGTGCGGGGCGCATTTTTCATTCATTCGCAAGGTGTAGCGGTTAAACGGCTCTTCATCTGGGGGCCTGATTTGCTCAATCGTGGCATGGGATATAAAGACAACATTCATTCCGCGCTTATTTCGTAAATACTCGCAGTTTTGACGAATGGTGTTGTGCATTCCAGCGACGGCTTGATACCCGTTGCCATAACCACCAATGGCGTTGCCGATTGTTTTCAAAACTCGCTCGCGGTCAAAGACACGTTTTTCCTTTGGGCCGCTTTCAAATTTTTTTGAATCGGTTTCAAGGACGTATTCAACAAAAATACGCTCAAGTGCGGTGATGCTATCAATAACCACTGTCTTAAAGTCATGCGGCTTTGCATACAGCCAGCGCAATTGACCTATTAACACTTCATAGGCTTCAACAGGATCAGACGGCAAGGACGGCATTGTGGCAACGTCCACGCCCTGCGCGGTCAATGACCGCAAGCCTTCCTCGGCTTGTATAAAGATGGGGTTGGGCGACAATGCGGCAAGGCTGGTTTTGCCCGTCCCCATATCCCCGACAATGGTCATCACAACGGGCTTATCCGTTGGTCTGCCCGGTTTGAAATAGTCTATCATTGCTTGTTTATCCTCCGTTGTTTAATCACAGATACACCTTTTCACAATTAAAATTAAGCGTCAATAAACAATTTTATCTTGACGTGATTTTTTTTGTGTGTGATCGTGACGATGGATAACACATGAAAAGGGGCTATAAATATGTCTGATTATTACAAGGAGGTGCTGCGAATTGCGGCAATCCTTAACTCAAGAGATTACAAAATTGTCGATGTAGTCAAGGACACCGGCCTAACATACAGCACCTTAAACCGGGTGCGCAATTACAAAAAAGGCGAGGTTGATTATCTGCCATCGCCCCGAACAATCGCTGTGCTGTCAAAATATTTTAAGGCTTAGTCACCATGCAGGACATCTGGTGGGAAGAGGGTTATTGCGTCTTTGGTTTACACGCCATCAGGGACGGGCGATGCACCTGTGATAATCCAGATTGCACCATGGCGGGTAAACATCCATGGGCGTATGGCTGGCAACATGGTCAAGTGTGGTCAGATGAACAATACGAAAACATGGTCGAGGCTGGCGCGTTCAAAACAGGTTATGGCCTCTTGGTCAAGGGGCTGCTGGTCATTGATGTTGATTATCGCAACGGCGGTATTGCATCATACGCTCGTTTAATGGAGGACTTCCCGGAAATTTCAGGCTGCGGCTTGATCGTCAACACTGGTAGCGGTAACGGCTCGCGACACCTGTATTTTAAGATGCCAGATGGCGCTTATGTCCAACATATAGAGAAATACCCCGGCATTGATTTTAAGACCACCGGTTACGTTGTTGGCCCCGGCTCGATGCACAAAAGCGGCAATCCTTACACGGTATTATCTGGCTCTATACAGGATATTGACGACGCGCCAGAGCGGCTTGTACCGGCATTGTTAAAACCAGAAGTCAAGCGCGTTACCCACAACGGCCATGCTGTTGATGTTACTGACGCGCAATTGGTTGAGATGTTGTCGTTTATCGATCCTGATTGCGGGTATGACACGTGGATCAAGGTCGGCATGTCTCTGCATCATGTCAGTAGTGGCGCTGGTCTTGATATTTGGGATAAATGGTCGCGCAACGGCAAAAAATACCCCGGCCATTCCACACTATCCAGTCATTGGCAATCGTTCGGCAAGTCCAGCAATCCTGCCATGTATGGCACACTGCACCACATCGCCACAAGTGCCGGGTGGTCGGCTGCTGTTGAGTTTGTCATTCCAGACGGGCTGTTTACCGATGACGCGTTTGACGTGCGCCAGATTGACCTGTTGCGCCCTCCGGGCTTTACGGGTGTAATATGCCGTTGGATCAACAGCCAATGCCGCCGCCCCCGTGAAACGCTGGCTGTTGCCGCATCCCTTGTGACGATTGGGAATATCATCGGCCTGCATCATATTGATGCTGTGGACGATGTTACAAGCAACCTGTTTGCGTTTTGTGTGGCAGGGGCAAGAACAGGTAAAGAGGCCATCCAGCAAGCAATGGGAAAGCTGCACAAAGCGGCTGGTATCCATCCGGCGGTGCATGGCTCCATTAAGTCGGAGCAGGAAATTTTACGGAACCTTACGCGCCACCAATCGGCCTATTACATCATTGATGAAATCGGCATTTTTTTACAGAAAATCAAAAACGCTCAAACACGCGGCGGCGCGGCTTATCTTGAGGGTGTTATCGGCGCGTTAATGGCGGCTTACTCTAAGGCAAACGGCACTATGCTGTTGACGGGCGATATGAAAGAAGAATTACGCGCCGCCTTAATGAAAGAGCACAGGCACCTTGTTCGCCAGCTTGATGAAATACCAGCTAGTGACCACCCGCGTGTTCAAAAGATTATCGACCGCGTGGAAAGGCAGATTAACGAATTGAATGATGGCTTAGTGAACCCGTTTTTAAGCATGGTTGGGTTTACCACGCCAGTGACCTTTGATGATGTTGTTGATTTTCAGGCGGCAACAAATGGGTTTATTGGCCGAGCACTGATTTTCAATGAGCGTGAAACCGTTCCGCGTGCTGTGATGGGTTTTAACCCGCCATCGCTTGATGAGCATACGGCATTGCGCCTTGAGATGCTGGCGTTAGGCGGCACGATGTCCACAGCCAAACGCGATAGGATCGAGCGCGACGCGACGATTCCAATCAGTGTTGTTGACACTACCGCCGAGGCGGAAACAATGCTTAGAGAGTGCGTCACGCACTTTGAGGACATGGCCCTTGAGTTCAAGGCAACAACCGGGCTTGAAGCCCTCGCACTGGGGGCTTATGAGTTGGTTGCTAAGGTGTCGTTTATTCTTGCCGCCCCTGATGGTGTGCGAACGCTCGAGCATGTCCGGTGGGCGTTTGCTTTGGTCAAAAACGATATTGACCAGAAAGCACGGCTGGTGTCCAGTAACGACCACAGCGAGGACGACCCTGACAAGGCATTGGCCCTAAAGATCATGTCGATTGTTGACAGTGAGGAAGGGGAGGGTGAGGGAGTTATCGTAAACCGATGCAAAAAACGCGGTAAAAACGGCGTTGGTGGCGACCGCGAGAAGGTTTTGTCTGTTCTGGCAAGGCTGGTTGATAAAGATGTTGTCACAAAAACGGTTAAGGATTACAATGATGGCTCTGGTAGGGCTGTGTGTAAAACGACTTACTTTCTTACCAGAACTAATTACGCAATAACTTAGCTGATTACGCACTTGTTACGCACTTGTTACGCAGCCTAAGCTATTGAAATATAGTCTCGTTACTCATTACGCACCAAAAGCGCAGAATTGAGAGAAAACGAGAACAGAGCCTCTAGAGGCACCCCTAAAAAGGGCTTAATGGAAATCACTCCAAATTATATATTTGGATTTTCCAAATGATTTTCCTATTCTATAGTATACTACTATAGCTAAGTGTATCTAAATGCTTAGCATGTTGTTGGTTTGTTCTTTTATATATTATTATTATATCTCTATAGCTGCGTAATGAGTAACGAGATTGTTTATCAATAAGTTAGGGTGCATAATCACTGCGTAACAAGTGCGTAATCAGTATATTGAGTGTATCCAGACCATATTGCCGACGTTGGCAATATGGTTTCAGGCTGGTTATTTCCAAAATGGAAACACCTGCCGACCCTAAAGATGCCCTTGCCGCTTTTTCAGCCGTATTCTTGCCGTGAAAAAATTAGATTGGGGGCGTTTTTGACATCACCGAAGGCTTGGTGTTTCGGCCAAGAAAAAACACGCTAGGAATCTATTGAAAAAAGAAGTTGACATCAGCGTCATTCTTGCCTCATTTTACATGAAGAATCAGCAAAACAAGGAAAGAATAACATGAAGAGCCAATCACTGAAAACAGCAACCGAACAATCAGAAGAGGGCTTGCTGGTAGGGCGCGACCCCAGAACGATGACGGTTGAAGAGTTAAACGCCAATGGCCACTTTGACCGTCCCTTGCTGGATGTGATCCGGGCGAAGTGTTTGGACTGTTGCGGACAAAATCAGGCTGAGGTTCGCCGCTGCACTGCGATTAAGTGTGACCTTTGGCCGTATCGTATGAATAAAAATCCCCTCCGCAAACGCGAATTGTCTGATGAGCAGAAACAGGCAATGGCTGACCGTATGCGCGGCTTGCGGAAAAATCAGGAAGGTTGACTGGTGGCCAAATTCTAAACCAGTCGAATTCGACCCCTTTGGAAATAAAAAAACCCGGCCTGTCTCCAGTGCCGGGGTGGTAGGGGTTGGTGGGGGGGGCTGCTTATGGCAAGCTGGCGTTATAAGCCGCAATCTCGGCGGCCTGTTCTGCTGGTATGTCAACAAGGTATGCCGCGTCATCTGTGGCCACCGGGAGGGGGATTGGTAGCTTGCGGGATAATAGATAGACAATGCGAGAATAAATCATCTGCCGTCCGTAATGAATAACGTTATCAAGATTTTTAATATGGGCGGAATAACCAGGCATCGACGGACAGGTGATGGTAAATCCCCCGTCAACCGTGTCTGGCGTCACCTCAAGGGCGTATAGATCGCTGGTCATGGTGTTGATTCCTTTTCTGTCGTATTCGCCAACGCCTGAACGATGGCGGCGTGGATTGTTTTCATCTGGTCTGGCGTCTTAACGCCATCAAGCGCCTTGATAATGTGGTCTTTCAAAAAAGACATTTGCCGTTTTGCTTTTATCCCTTCGTTGTATGACAAAATCTTGTCTGTCACAGATTGGGCATAGGTGTAATCTGTTCCAACAATTTTTAACCGATCCTTGGTAATTCTGGTGCCGTCCTCAAGACGCCATTGTGTTTTAGTTTCTCCTGTAATCTCAAGGATCAGGTAAGGCTTTGGGGCAGCCCAACGGCTGTTCTGGCTGATCGCAACCTTGTCCCCAATCTTAAAAATCATTGCCTGCCTCCCTTGCTAAAACAACGCATCTGGATGCGTCAACCTCGTAGTGTGGAAATTGCTTTGTAAATGCCAATCCATCACTTGTGTAAAAAAGATAAATGGTTTCGCCCGTAATGGTTTTTGTGTCTTCCAGGCCGATCGTGCTGGACGTTGCCACCTTGTCGCCGATCTTAAACTGTGTCATGTCCTTCACCCTCCCGTTACAATCGCCAGAAAAATATGCCCCGCTATGAAAAGCAATATGGCCACAATCGAAAAAAGGCGTGAAGCATCAAGTTCTTGCCGCTTTTTGTAAAAGTCAACAAATCCAACGCCGAACCTAAAGTCATATTTGCAAACAAACAATTCCTTGCCGTTTTTAATGTCATCATCCTGAGGCCAGATTAAATCTTCATGGCTCACACGCGAACGTCTGCCTACATCATCAACAACAATGCTATACCGATAATTCAAGCTATCATCACGCTTTCCAGTGTCGTAAACCAATTTATAGTCCGGTGTTTCTGACGTGATTATTTTAGGTTCTGTGTCCAATTCCGGGAATCGTCGAAAAATGTCGCCGCTGCGTTTTTCCCTTTCATATTCATACATCTTTTGATCCAAACGGCGATTGTGCCCATTTTTATCAATCCGGGTTGCCCGTGTCTCATCAAGGTGTTTTTGTCGGTTGAATTTCATTTGCTTTAGCCTCCTTCATGGCTTGGCGTCTGGCTCGCTGTTTTTCATTGCGAGCCTCCCTGGTGGCTTCCTTGGTGCGGTGGTATCGCTCAAGGTTTGCCTCGTTTTTTCGTTTGTTGTGTTCAAACTTCCGTAGCTGCCGCCGCATCTCTTTACGGCATTCCGGTGAGCAGGTTTTGACATTGCCCTTTACGTCAAAGCTTTTCTTGCAAACAAAACAGCTTTTAGTTTTCCTGACCTCTTTCACAATTTGGTAGCGCAACCGCTCAATACACTGCCTCGCCGTCCCGAACGCTATCACAAGCCCTTTATCATCGCGGACAGTGTATTTGCCGGGGTTTTTCATAGCGTTGGCCTTGATGTTCTTCTCCCGCCGCCGCTTGCGAATGTCAGCCGTGCTGGTGCTGGTCACGTGTGGGTCGAATTCGTCGAGGATGCTCATCGCTCTAAATCCATCCATTCTGTTGGGCTGCCGCTCCACTTTTGGAGAACATCATCAAATTGGCCGATGCCGTTGCATATCAACGGTTCTCCGGCGTAATCGTAAATGGCTCTCAACCGTATTTTACGATCACGTGGCGCAGTGGCTATCGGTTGCCAGTGGCTGGTTGTGTCGGTCATTTCCTTATCCATTTCCTGTTTTTAAGTTTAACTGCACGCTGTTGACGCTTGCGATTGTAGCCGACAGCCCGGCAATCCATGCAACAATAGGCGCCTGATTTGTAGCCCTGAAACACCCGGTAGCACACCGTGCAAACCTTGCTTGATCGGGCTATCTCAATCGTTTCTGGCTGCATGACGCTTTATCTCCTGAATGATCTGGTGAATGCGTTGCTTGCTTAAACCTAGCGCTCTGCCAGCCGTTTCTAGCGAGGCATCAGGGTGATGTCTGGTGTAATTCAGATACCGCTCAACCGGTGCCGATGGGTAAGGCTTGCGCTTGCGGTCGAGGCCTTGGCCGGATTTGTGTTTCTTGATCCACGACATCAGGGTAGGGATTGTTATCCCATATCGTGCAGCAACGCTTTTCATGCTCTCCCGATCGTTAATGACCTTTAGCACGATATACAGGCGCTCGGCCTCTGTGTGGTGTTTGGTGGTCATCGCGTCGCCTCCAGCAAACAGGTTTTATAGGTCAGTGTTGTCTGCTTCTGGCACGCAGCCTGAATGTCGCTGGTGGCCGCCACGCCAGCAACACACCAGACGATCACGGATAACAGGCACGCCATGATAATGACGCTGGCAATGCCGTTGAAGATGCGGTCGATTGTTGTTCTCATTGGTCAAAATCCTCATATTCCATAAATTCTTGCAATTCTGCCATTTCCTCTTGAAATTTTTTATGCTGTTCAACGGTAACTCCGTAATATGCAGCCTGTTCTTTAATTGCCGTGTCAAGGCGTGCTAAATTATTCATCGTCTCTACTCCGTTTATGGGTGGTTGTGGGTGTTAGGCGGCTTTGGCGCGGGTTAGGATGTCGTCCCAGAAACTTTCCCGATAACCTGTAAACATTTGATAAACCATTTGTGAGCCGTAAATATCCCAATCATGGCTAAAAAAGTTACCCATGTTTTCCATTGTTAAACCCTCAAAACCGGCATACATTCCTTTAATGTGGCGGATAATTGCCGCGTCCATCTCATTGCTGCGGTTGTTGTTTAAGCGGGCAAACTTAACTTGTGGCAAGTTTTCGTTGTAGTTGGTGTATTCATAGCAATCTGTCATTCCGTCAAAATGGCCATATACGTATTTGGCAAGGATTGTCTCGATTTTCTTTACGATAAACGGCGGCAAATCCTCACACCGAACATTCACACTGTTGCCCATTGAGTAGGTGTCACTGGTCACAGAAAACTTTGTGCCGGGTAAAAGTGCCTTCAATTCCTTGCGGATCATTGCGGCGGCTTGGGCTGCTGTGCTTTTGGTTTTCATCGTCTTAATCCCTCTTGTTTGTCCGGGCCGTGTTGTCCCGATAAATTAACAATACAGATATGTTGGGGTGGCGTCAAGGGGTAATTTATTTAATTATGTGTTTTATTTTTAGAGGGGGGGGTATGTTATAACATTGCATATAAGGACATAAAGATATGTTTATATGTGCATGTCTCTATGTGCGCGTAGCAGTATTATGGAAAATCAGAAATAGACTGGATTTCACTCTTTAGTCCCAGAATGAGACTATCTCGATTTGCGACTATCTTTCAATCAAGCAACGATCAAAAGTCCATCAAAAGTTTGCGCATTGATATTGTTAGGTTATTTGCATTTGCACGGTAAAATTGGGCGAATCAATCAAAAGATTGTCAAACAAAATTAGTCCCACTTTGAGACTAATATAGTCCCACATCGAGACTATCTTGACGTAAGCACGCCTTAGCGTTATGTTATAATGTAACAGGGAGTAGGGCCATGGCGCATAAAATGCCGCACACCACAGGCGATAGCACTAAATATCGAGGCCAGGACACGCTTGACGCAGTGGACGCCTATATTGCTGGCCGGTGGCGCGAGGTTGAGGGGCAGGTCTGCCCTACAATGACGGGTTTTGCCGTGTGGTCAAAAATCAGCAGGCCAACCCTCGGAAATTGGGCTGACAAGCACCAAGATTTTGCCGCAAAACTCACAGAATTAAAAACATTCTGTGAAAATTATTTGGTTCAAGGGGCGCTCGGTGAGCTCTATTCCGCGCCGATTGCCAAGCTGGTGCTATCCCATGCGCATGGATACGTCGAAAAGTCCCAGATTGAGACTATTGCGCCCCAAACACCTGAGGGTGTAATCGGGTCAATTAAAAAATTGCTGGGAAATCGTGGGGAAAATAGCGAGTGACCGTCTGGATCAGCAACGAGCAACTGGCTGATTTAACCGCGCAGGTCGAAGCGGCGCTTGCCGATCTGGACGATGCCGGGCGGAATCAGGCCGCATCCCTGCTAGAACGTGCGTTGATCCAGCACAAACAATCAAGAGCGTTCGCGTTTTTTAACGATACCGACACCATGCACGGCCAGGCGCTGTATCACTCGCGGCACCGATACCCGCGCCACATGGAATTTCTGGCCAGCAAATGCAGCCAGCGATTGTTTCGGGCCGCAAACCGTGTCGGTAAAACAGAGACAGGCGCGTATGAGGTGGCCCGGCACGCAACAGGGCTTTATCCGTCATGGTGGAATGGCACGAAATATCATCAACAGGTCGATATATGGGCCGCTGGTAAAACCAACGAAACAACGCGTGACATTATCCAGCAAAAACTATTCGGCAATGTCATTACAATCAACGGCAAGCGTGCCTTTACAGGTGACGGCGCAATCCCAGGCTGGTTGATCGGTGATATTACCTGGCGGCAGGGCATTCAGGGGCTGGCCGATACCGTCAAAATCAAACACGTCCCGTCCGGCGAGTGGTCAACAATCGGCCTGAAATCCTACGAACAGGGCCGGGGATCGTTTGAGGGCACAGCAAAACACGTTGTGTGGTGCGATGAAGAGCCACCGATGGACGTTTTCAGTGAGTGCCTGATCCGCACGGCGACAGTTTTCGGCATCGTTCTGGTTACGTTCACGCCGCTGGAGGGCATGTCCGAGGTCGTGCGGTCGTTTATGGAGGCTAAGGCCGGGCAAAGTCGTCTCACGGTCACGGCGGGCTGGGACGATGTTCCCCATTTGGACGAGAAAACCAAGGCCGAATTGCTGGCCAGCATCCCGCCACATGAACTTGACGCACGGACAAAGGGCATACCGTCCCTGGGTTCCGGCGCTGTTTACCCTGTGTCGTGGTCAGATATTACCATTGATCCGTTCCAGTTGCCTGAGTTCTGGCCGCGAGCGTATGGCCTTGATGTTGGTTTTCGCGCAACCGCTGGTCTGTGGGGCGCGTGGGATAGGGACAACGACACCTGGTATCTTTACCGCGAGTATAAACAAGGCGAGCAACAGCCAGCGTCGCACGCAGCAGGGATTAAACTGTCAGGGTCGTGGGTGCGCGGCGCGATTGATCCGGCCAGTCGTGGCCGGTCACAGGTTGATGGCAAGCGCTTGTTTGACGAATACCTCTCGCTGGGCCTCAATCTGGTGCCAGCAGACAACGCGGTCGAGGCTGGCGTGCATCGCTGCCTGATGGGATTGCAGACCGGGAAGATCAAGGTTTTCAATACCTTAGTGCAATTCAGAAGCGAATATGAATCCTATCGCCGGGATACGTCCGGCAACGGGAAAATCGTCAAAGAACACGATCACCTGATGGACGCATTCAGATACCTGATGATGTCCGGGCCGAAAATCGCACAAACCAGACCAATTCCACGGGCGTTAAACGTCAGCTACAGACCGGGGCAGAACAATGCAGGATATTGATTATCAACAGGAAGACGCGGATCAAAAGGCGTTTGCCGCCGTGCAGGGCATCGCCGGGCATATTCTTGGGCTTTGTGCTGAGGCCGAGCGGTCAAAAACCTCAGTGGAATTGCGCTGGCAGAAATCAATTCGGCAGTACGAGGGCGTTTATGAACCCGGCGAGGCACCGACAACCGGCGCAAAAGTCTATATCAAAGCGACCCTTGCAAAAGTCAACAAAATCCGTGCCCGGCTTTATGACACGCTTTTTCCCTCTGATGCACAAAACTGGGACATTCAGCCAACGCCGCAAGCCTCGCTCGATCGGGATATAGAGAACGGCACGGGTGATCCTGAGGCTGCGAAACAGATTCAAGAGGCCGCCCGGCAGGCCTGTGACGCAATGCGCGACCTGATAGACGATCAGTTGTCTGAGGCTGATTATTCCGCAGTTTTTCGTGACGTGATCGACGACTGGACGCTATACGGTGTCGGTATCGTCAAGGGGCCAGTTTCGGAATCATGCACGCACGGCGCATGGATGCGGGACGAAACGGGAAACTACACGCTGGCAAAGGGCGGTCATATCAAGCCGGTTGTTGTGCGGGTCGATCCGCTGTCGTTCTTTCCCGATCCGAACGCCACCAGCGTTAAAGATGCTGAATATTTTTGCGAACGCCGACCGCTGACCAAAGCGCAGATGCGTAAACTGGCAAATGATCCCGGGGTCAATAAACGCGCTTTGATTGAGGTGTTGAAAGCAGCGCCACTTGAGATGATGCCCACGGTTTACAACAGTGGACAGGCAGAATTAAACGATATCCGCAATAAAGCCGACAAAATCATCGTGTGGGAATGGCACGGATCACTGACCGCCGAACAGGTGCGCCAGATTGCTGACGCCTACGGTGATGAGGGCCTGTCTCAATTATTTGCAGACGATGACCCCCTAATCGATATCCCGGTAGTCGCACTGGTGGCAAATAATCAGGTGTTGAAATTGTCCCCGGCACCGCTTGATACAGGCGAAAGTGTTTATTCAGTCGTACCGTATGTGCGCGTTGAAAACAGCATCTGGGGCCTGTCCGAGTGCGATTTGATCCGGGACAGCCAGACGGCGCTGAACAGTGCGTGGCGGATGGTTCTTGACAATTCCGCCTTGTCAACCCGGCCTCAACTGGTGGTGGATAAAGCGGTGATTGAGCCGGTGGACGGCGATTACTCGATCACGCCCGGCAAGGTCTGGGCACGGGCACAGCAGGCCGTCCCTGCAAATTATCCGCCGTTTGAATTGTTCAAAATGGAGGGTTTCCAGGAAGAATTGTTGCAATTGGTGTCCACGGCCAAGGAGTTTATGGATTTGGAATCGTGCCTGCCAGCGTGGGCAGAGCCGGAGCCGGGCGCAACGCCAAGCAACACCGCGTTTGGCACAGCGATGATGATTTCATCGTCCAATGTCAACTTTAAGCGGCTGCTGAAAAACTTCGATGACGACATCACGAAGCCGATTATACGCCGGTTCTACCAGTGGAACATGCAATTTGCGCCCGATGAAACCGTCAAGGGTGATATGCGCGTGATCGCCAAGGGCAGCACGTCACTGCTGGCCCGTGAGATGCGCGGTCAAACGATTATGGCAATGCTGCAATTCGGGCAGTCGCCACTGCTGGCCCCGATGACCAAGATTGATGAATTATACCGGGAGGCGTTCCGGGCAAACATGCTTGACCCGGATCAGTTCCTCAAGTCCCCGGCAGAATTGCAGCAAGATGCAGAGATGGCCGCGCAACAGGGTCAGGCGGTTGATCCGGCATTGCAGCGCGACCAGATTAAGTATCAAACACAGCTTCAGCTTGCAGAGATGGATAGCCAGACGCGCTTGCAGCTTGCTAATATCACGCGTGAAACTGCAATGGCAAAGCTTTCAGGCGACCTTAATATTAGTATGGCCGACCTCGAAGCCATGCTGACCAACGCACAAGCGGAGCGCGACCATAAAGAGCGGTCGCAAGCGGCAGAAACGGCCCTCAAAAGGCAACAAACCGCCATCGAGACAACGACAGGCGTTGATGTGCCAGACGGTACGAGGTTCGCCGGATGATACACGCGATCCACAGAACCCTCGAATGGCCCGACTACAAACAGTTTCTACGCGCCCAGCGATACAAATTGATGGAAGCGCTGGCCACTCCTGGATTGCCTCACGATGAATCAAACCTCCTTCGAGGCCAGATAATTGCCATTCTTGCACTTGAGAATGGCGATATTGACAAAACAGCAAAAAGGACGTAAATTATGACAACCAATGATGTATCCGCGCTTGAACAACAAGCCCAGGGTAGCGATGTTTCTGGTGACGTTGAACTGCAAAAGGCAGAACAACAGGCAACCACTGAACAAGCGCCCGTGACGGATAACGCGACACCAGCGCCAGAATCAGACGAAACACCCGACAAAATCATTGAATCACTCGAAGCCTTGCTTGAGAAAGAGCAGCAGCGAAACAGGTCTAATTTTGGCCGTGTGTCAAAACTGACCAAGACGCTCGCAGAAATCCAGCAAGAACGCGACGAGTTAAAGGCCCGGCTCGAAGAGATGACCGCGCCCAAGATTGATCTGGTTGCGCTTGAGCAAGATTATCCCGATATGGCAACTGCTGTTAAGGCCTTGTCCCATCAGGTTGATAGTCTGAAAAAAGCCCAAACAGTAGCAAAGCCTGAAAGCGTTCAGATTGATGACGTGGAGTTTCAACGGCGACGTGCAGCCCTAAGCGCAAGTCACCCCGATATGGATCAGATCGCAAGCGACGAAAACTTCTGGCGATTTGTTCAGCAATCATACGGGCAAGATGGCGTGGCGGATATAAGAAACAGCACTGACCCGAACGTGCTTTCCGACGTTCTCACTGACTACAAAAACGCTACCAGGGTGAAATCACAGGTATCAACCCTGCGCCAGAGGCAGCTAGCGGCTACGACCGCAGCACCAGCGCAGAAAGCAGCCTTCAAAGAGGTGACCAGCGTCCGGGACTTGGATTTTTCAAAGATGTCGCCGGATGAATTAAACCACTATGCAGCGCTGTATGAGAAAGGACAGTTAAAATCATGACGACTTATGCCGGTACTACCCAAGGCGTCAATCAGTTTATGGCGGTTGATGCTCTGAAACAGATTAAAGCACAATCTGTTTTAACACGAATGGGCGCTGTTAAGCCAATTCCTAAAAACAACACCTTGAACTATCAACATCGCCGCCCCCAGGTGATGGCCGCTACAACCGCCCCATTGGTTGAAGGTGTTACGCCGACACCGTTGACAAGCGGTTACGACATCATCACAGGCACCGTTAAGCAATACGGCAACTGGGTTCCGACAACCGATGTCATCAAAGACGCGTCATCTTATCCGAAGCAGTTGCAGGAAATCGCGCAAGAATTGGGCGAGCAGGCAATCCGTTCAATCGAGCGCCTCGCTTTCTTTGCTCTTCGCGGCGGCACCTCGGTCACCCGCTCAAACGGTTCGGCCAGAAGTGATATCAATACGCCTGTTTCTTTGCAAACAATCCGTATTGCTGTTCAGTATCTGATGAACAATCAGGCCCGGACAACCAAAGGGAAAATCACTGCGGGATCAGGCGAAAGCACTGTGCCAGTGCCTAAGGCCTATATCGCGGTTGCCCACCCTTACTTGCGTAACGATATTCAAAACTTGCCGGGCTTTAAGCCTATCGAGCGTTACGCCCGTACTGACGACATGATTGAAGGAAACGGTGAAGAAATCGGTACGATTGATAGCGTCCGCGTTATCATCTCAACCGCTTTTGACGCCTTTGCGGACGCTGGCGGTGCCAAAGCTGGTTCTGGCACAACAATGCTGTCAACCAGTGGAACCAACGCCGACGTTTACCCGATCCTGATCTTTGGTGATGAAGCCTTCATCCATTGCGGCATCACTGGCTCTGATAGCACAAACATTCAGATATTGCGGAGTGAGCCACAAGTCAGTTCATCTGACCCATTGGCACAGCGCGGTACGATTGGCTGGAAGACCTATCATGACACCAAAATTGTCAATGATTCATGGATGACCCGCATCGAGTGTGCAGCTACTGACCTCAGCGCATAATGGTCGCTAGCGGAAAAGAAAGGAATTAAATTATGTCATCTTTACCAATTACCGGGACGGTTACGGGGACTGGTTCCGCGATTAACGTCTCTTTAGGCTTCGCGCCCGGATATGTAAAAATCTGGAACGAAACCGACACGAAGAAAGGCACGCTGGAGTGGTCATCCACTATGGCGGCGGCTTCGGGCTGGAAAACCCTCAATGATGCGTATGTGACCCGGATCACATCGAATGGTATTTCTGCGTACACCGGCTCAACAACTGCCGGTGTGGGCTTTACCATTGGGGCAGATACCGATCTGAATGGCGCATCTGATGTGATCCATTACATCGCTTTCCCGATCCGGGTGGCCTAATATGAGTGTATGGGCTGAACCAATCAAGCCCGGTGTGCTGACGGCAACAGACCTTAAGCACTACCGGCAAATCCCTGAAGCAGGGGCCTTCCTTGCGGCGGCTGTTGCTTCGGGCCGGACAAAATCAAATGTTGGTTTTGTTATCTCGCCCGGATTAACAAACATTGCGAATGTTGAGGTTCGGTTTCTGTCGCATGACAACAAGTTAGTTCCAGCGCCAAGAGTGTTTGATATTTTCTTGTCGGATGCTGCAACCGGAATAGGGCTAACAGCAACAACAGCATCTGGAACCGTTCAGGCAAAATCAGCATCTGGAACGCTGTTGTTTACCTATACGGCTAAAAAGCTGTTGAAGGTGCAGACGCTGGCAACAGGCTCTTATACGCTTGAGATCACAGACTCGGCAAAGACCGGCTTTTATGTGGCCGTTGTCGATCCTGTGTCTGGCTTGCCTATACTGTCGCGCAAGCTTGTTACCGCTGATTACGGCGCTTAATACAGGGGCGGGGTGAAAGCCCCGCCTTTTATTCTCTCAACAACATGAAAGGCCCGTCACATGTACGACCGCGCAAAACTGATTAAGGCAATCGAAACACACAATCTTGAAGTGGACAAGCGCAGCACTCTGGACAAGCTGATTGACGCTGTGCGCAATGGCACGAATGAAGCCGTCCTTGAAAGCTGCAAAGCTGATACTGGTTACGATGCCATCCAAAAGGACATGGCAATTAACTTTGGCCGGACAGAAACACTTGAGGAAAAAGCTGACAAAGCCGCTTATGTGATTGTCAACATTGTGCAATCCTATGAAAGCACAGAGCCAAACTATGTGATTTTAGGCCACAATCTGCGGCAGATTAAAGT